AAAAGGAGAATTACTATGGCTTTTCAATTGAGCGCCGGTGTAAATTTCAGCGAAATCGACCTGACTAACGTTGTACCAGCGGTAGGTTCCACAGAAGGTGCCCTAGCCGGTGTTTTCCGTTGGGGACCTGTTGGTACCAGAAGTCTGGTTACGTCTGAGGTTGACCTTGCTAACCGTTTTAGCACACCTACGAATTTTAACGCCGAAACTTGGTTCACCGCAGCCGATTTTCTGGCATATGGCAATAAACTATACGTCAGCCGCGTAACTAGCTCTGATGCAGCGAATGCTGGTGCCGGAGGATCTCTCCTGGCTACTCGTGAAGCTGCGGAAGCACACACAGGCGCTGATTTCGTCGCAAGATACCCAGGCGCTCTTGGTAACGCTCTGGAAGTGTCTGTATGTGACTCTGCCGCATCTTATGTTGAAACTGCCGTAGACATTGCTCTAACGGTAGGTTCCGCGAGTGGTACATCCACTGATGCTGCTAACATGAAGGTTGGTGACTTCCTGAGAGTTGGTAACAGTTCCATCGGTTTCCAAGATTTGGAAATTTCCGCAGTATCTGGTACCGACCTGACCTTCACAACAAAATACGCACTTTCCACCGACTTCACCACCGCTATTGGATCTACTTCCGATCTGTATTGGGGTAAGTTCAAGACTGTTGACGGTGCACCATCCGCAAACTCCATCCACGTTGTCGTGACTGATTCCACCGGTGACATCACTGGTGTTGCAGATACGGTTCTGGAAGTTTGGGAAAACGTGAATATCAACTCAACCGCAAAGAATGAAGACGGTTCCACCAACTATTACAAAAACATTATCAACAGCCAATCCAGTTGGATTTATGCGACTGGCGACGATGTTTCCATCACTGGTACTGCCGTGGCAGATTCCACATACGACCAACTATCCGGTGGTCTTGATGGTGATAATGAGGGAACTATTTCTCTGGGCGACCTGGCAACAGGATATGACCTTTACGTATCACCTGATGAGATTGATATCTCCTTGATTCTACAAGGTAAGGCAAGAGCTGGTGCAAACGATACTGGTCTGGCAAATTACATCACATCAAACATCATCGATAAGCGTCGGGATGCAATGTTGTTCGTGTCTCCTGCATACGGCGATGTTGTAAACGTTCCTGGTCAGGAACTGGACAATGTTCTGGCATTCCGCAACAGCCTGGATAGCTCCAGCTACGTGGTTGTGGACTCCGGTTACAAGTACCGTTACGACAAATACAACGATGTTTACCGCTACACACCACTGAATGGTGATGTTGCTGGTACGGTTGTTCGTACCGACAAAGATCGTGACCCTTGGTTCTCACCAGCTGGATACACCAGAGGCGGAATCAAGAATGTTGTGAAGCTTGCATTTAATCCAAATCGTGCGCAGCGTGACGTTCTGTATCCTAAGGACATCAACCCAGTCATCACACAACCTGGTCAAGGAACAATTCTGTTCGGTGATAAGACTGCACTAGGACGTGCATCCGCATTCGACCGCATTAACGTGCGCCGACTGTTCATTGTCCTAGAAAAGGCAATCGCTCGTGCATCCAAGACCACGCTATTCGAGTTTAACGACGAATTCACCAGAGCGCAATTCCGCAACCTTGTCGAGCCGTTCCTACGCGACGTGCAAGGACGCAGAGGCATCTATGATTTCCGCGTTGTCTGTGATGAGACCAACAACACTGCCGAAGTTATCGATTCCAACCGTTTTGTCGGTGATATCTACATCAAGCCTGCCCGCTCTATCAATTTCATTCAATTGAACTTTGTCGCGGTTAGAACTGGCGTGGAATTCGATGAAATCGTTGGCTCGTTTTAATCGCAGCCGTCAGAGTATTTCAAATTAATACAAGGAGATAAGTAAATGGCTTTCAATATTAACGACATGAGAAGCCAGCTAACTTTCGGCGGCGCGAGAGCGTCCCAATTCCAGGTTCAGATCCAAAACCCAGTCAATGGTGTGGCGGATCTGAAAACCCCATTTATGGTTCAAGCGGCGCAAATCCCTGAATCCACACTTGGAACAATCGAAGTGCCTTACTTCGGTCGAAAGATCAAAATTGCTGGTGACAGAACTTTTGCAGAATGGACAGTAACCGTCTTTAACGATGAGGACTTCCTGGTACGCAATGCAATGGAGCAGTGGATGAATTCCATTAACTCCCACCAAGAAAACATCCGTGAATTTGGATCTGCATCACCTTTGCAATACAAATCACAAGCACAGGTTACCCAATATTCAAAGACTGGTGTTCCGGTTAGAACATATAACTTCAACGGTTTGTTCCCAACCAATATCAGCAACATCCAACTGGATTGGAATACCACCGATGATTTCGAACGGTTTGACGTTACATTCCAATACGATTGGTGGAACGTTTCCGGCGGCATCACTGGTAATGCTGGCACTAACTAATTAAGGAGGCGAAAGTCTCCTTAATCATGTGTCTAAATACATCATGCATTATTAAAGGAAAGATACATGGATCTATTTGGTTTTTCAATCAAAAGAAAAGACGACGAGGAAGAAAAGAAAAGAGTTGATTCTTTTGTTCCTAAACAGGAAGACGACGGCGCGGTACAGGTTACTGCCGCCGGCGGTGCCTATGGTACATATATCGATATGGAAGGCTCGTCTAATGACGAGGCTCAATTGGTCACCAAATATCGTCAAATGGAAAATCACCCAGAAATCAAACGCGCTCTTGATGATATTGTCAATGAAGCCGTTATTGTGGACGACAACAAAAAGGTCGTTACTATAAATCTGGATGACGTTGATATTTCGGATCGACTAAAGAAAATTATCACCGAAGAATTTGATAAAGTGTTGGAGCTTTTGGACTTTTCCAATGAGGCTTACGACATTTTCAATCGATTTTATGTGGATGGAAGACTCCGTTACCACGTTATTATCGATGAAACGAATACAAAACAGGGCATTAAAGAGCTCCGATATATTGATCCCCGAAAAATCAAAAAGATTCGGGAAGTGGAAGTGAAAACTGATCCTAAAACTGGCGCAGAAATCACAAAAACCAAGAATGAATATTTCGTCTATAATGAGCGTGGATATCTGAAACAGGCATCAAAGGGACCTGTTCAGCCTTCAATCAACGCAAGCACGAATATCAAAGGTGTTAGAATTGCCAAGGATTCTATTGCAGAAGCAACATCTGGCATTATGAATGAAACCAACACGCTTGTCCTTTCATTCCTTCACCAATCAATCAAGCCTCTAAACCAACTGAGCATGTTGGAAGATTCATCGGTAATCTATCGGTACGCTCGGGCACCAGAGCGCCGCATCTTTTACATTGATGTTGGCCATCTACCTAAAGCCCAGGCCGAGCAATACCTCAAGGACATGATGACACGTCACAAAAACCGCCTTGTCTATGACTCCGGCACTGGTGAAATGCGGAATGACAAAAAGCATATGACCATGCTTGAAGACTTCTGGCTGCCAAGACGTGAAGGTACTAGAGGCACTGAAATCACGACATTGCCAGGTGGTGAAAATCTTGGCGAAATGGATGACATTCTGTATTTCCAAAGAAATCTGTACAAATCATTGCGTGTTCCTATTACTCGGATGGATTCTGAAACCACCTTTAATCTGGGTAGAGGCTCGGAAATCACAAGAGACGAAATCAAGTTTTCAAAATATATTCAAAGGGTACGTACCCGATTTGCCATCATTTTTGATGTTATCATGGCAAAGCAGCTGGTTCTTAGGAACATCCTGTCTCCAGAAGAATGGGACATGATCAAGAACAAAGTTCGGTATGATTTTCAGGAAGACAACCATTTCGAAGAATTGAAAGAAATGGAAATTTTCCGTGAACGTTCCTCTGCATTGCGTGACATCGAAGACTTGGTAGGAGTTTATTTCTCCCGAGAGTGGGTAAACAAGAAAATCCTGCGCATGTCCGATGAAGAAATTGAAGAAATGAAAAAGCAAATGGACGCAGAAGAAAACGCCGGAGAATATGACGACGATGGCGAGGATCCAGAAATGGATAATGAACCTAAAAATGGACCTGAACCTACGCCAATTGAAATCTCAGTCACTCAAGGTGACAGAAAACCAGAAGACACCAAGGATAATAAATAGGAGTGAAACATGGACATCAAAGATCTAATGCGGGCAGCGCACGAGGATAATCCAACTGATTTCGAAAACGCATTTTCCGATCTTATGGCAGACAAAATCAACGACCAACTGAAAAGTCGTGAAGTTGAAATTGGACAGTCTATGGGAATGGAAGTCGAAAATGAGGAAGAATAATGATCAAGAAATTTTCTGAATTCATCAAAGAAAGTCCAGAAGAGCCAAAGGCTCGTGGAGAAAAGGCATTCAAGGATCTTCACACCGATAATACGGAAAAGGAAGATCATCCAGCGGCTCCAGAATCGGCTTTCAAACCAAAAACTTACAGATCAAAGCGCCGTGCTGACAAAGCGGACAGCGATCCTAAACAAAGCTAAGGTGACTTAAATGGCATTCGCAAAAGTATCTCTAACCGCAGGTGATTGGACCCTGATTGGCGATAACGTGACCCATATCACCTTTAGCAACACTTCACAGTTCCCAATCTATATCAATCTAACCACAACAAATACTGCACCGACGGAAGACTACGGAATCCTCTACAATATCAAAGAGGGAGAAAAGGACACTGTTCTGACAAATCTTGCTCCAAACTCTCCATCATATGTTTTGGCCAGACCTTCTGGTGGTAATGATTTGAGCATTGTGGTTGATCAATGATAACCATTAATCGTCATAATTTCCAAATTACTAAATAAAGAAAAAGGAGATAATTATGGCATTTCTAATCACAGAATTGAACCAAAATACTGACATCATTGTGGAATCAAATGATGACGGGAAAAAGAGCTATTACATCGAAGGCGTGATTATGCAATCCGAAATTCGAAACAAAAATGGCCGAGTTTATCCTAAATCTGTTCTTGAAAGGGAGATTGAAAGATATACCCAGGAAAAGATTATGGACAATAGAGCTTACGGTGAGTTGAACCATCCAAGTGGTCCTACAATTGACCTAGAGCGTGTTTCCCACATGTTCACAAATCTTAGGTTTGAAAATAACGACGTTGTTGGTAGAGCAAAGGTTATGGGTCCTAAGGGTCCTATTGTATCTGGCCTTATTGAAGAAGGAGCAAATCTAGGTATTTCTTCTCGTGGTATGGGCACTCTGAAAAAGAATAAAGCTGGCATCATGGAAGTCCAAAACGATTTCATGTTGGCTACAGCTGGCGACATTGTTGCCGATCCATCTGCACCTAATGCATTCGTTAAAGGAATTCTTGAAGGTGTTGAATGGCATTATGACGTTTTGAATGGTTGGATTCCTGCCGAAAACGTTTATGATGAAATTACCGAAACTGTCAAATCAAGAGGCAAATCTGCATTTAATGAAGAATTCGCCGCAGCACAATTTGAAAAGTTTCTAAAAAGCATCGTGTAAAATCACTAGTTACTAAATATCATTAAATAGACTTTAAAGGAGACCAACCATGTCTAAAGATGACAAGACCAATATTCAAGAGGTTAAGGCAAGCATGGGTGTTGACGCGGAAGCGAATGATCCAGTGGCCGCAGCAGGCGGAAATGCTAAAGGCAAGAACCGTCCAGCTGATCTAAATAAGACAGTTGATGCAAAGGCTGACGAGATTGAAGATACCGTAAAGACACCTCAAGGTAAAGAGGGCATGACAAAGGCCCCAGCACGTAAAGCAGACAAAAAGGCTGTTTCTGAGGCTGTTACCGAAATTTTCGAAGGTCAAGAGCTTACAGAAGAATTCAAGGACAAGGCAAGCGTTATTTTCGAAACGGTCGTCAATACCGTTATTTCGGAAGAAATTGCACGTCTTGAGGAAGAATTTGAAGCTACGCTGGAAGAACAGACTGACCTTGCTGTTTCTGAGCTTTCGGAAAATGTTGAAAAATATCTGGATTATGTCGCTGAAAAGTGGCTAGAGGAAAATCAGGTTGCTGTTGATTCAGGCATTAAATCTGAAATGGCAGAATCTTTCATTAACGGTCTAAAGGATCTGTTTGTGGAAAACAACATTGATATTCCAGAAGAATCCATTGACGTTGTTTCGGAAATGTCCACACAGCTGGAAGAATCTGACGAAATGCTAAATACAGCGAAACGCGAAAACATTGAACTTCGCAAGGCTCTTGTAGAAGCGCAAGTCGAAAAAAGTTTCATGGAAATGTCCGAAGGTATGACAGAAAGTCAAAAAGACAAGCTGCGTAACCTTGCGGAAAATGTTTCCTACGAATCCCTAGATGATTACCAAAGCAAGCTAACAATCATCAAAGAAAACTATTTTAAGGGCGAAAACACCAAAGTCCTAAATGAAGGCGTTGATACTGGTAATCAGGAAATCGATGCATCAGAAACCAATGTGCCGCAAGTGGACCCACAAATGTCTCGCTACGCGGATGCACTTTCAAGATCCCTTAGAAAATAAGCAAATTATAAATAACGCATATAAGGGTTAATTCCAAAGGAGTAAATAAATGAGTACGGACGCACTAAAGCAAAAGTGGCAGGCAATTCTGGAGCACGATGATCTTCCAAAGATTGGTAGTTCTGAGCGCGCTGGCATTGTTGCACAATTGCTAGAGAACACCGAAGCCTCTATCAAAGAGTCTAATGCATGGCAGCCAACGTCCCTTCTGAATGAAGAACCAACAAACTCGGTTACGGCCGGACAGATCGATAACTACGATCCGGTTCTGATTTCTCTGGTACGTCGCTCTATGCCTAACCTAATCGCATATGACATCGCAGGCGTGCAGCCAATGACCGGTCCTACCGGCCTGATCTTCGCACTGCGTTCCAAGTATGCTGTTGATCCTGCGAACACCGCAACTTGGACCGAAGCATTCTACAATGAAGCGGACACCGACTTTGCTGGTGCTGGCACACACGCTGGTACACCAGGTACTGCAAACACTGCTAACAACGGTACAGGTATGGCAACATCTGCGGCAGAAGCCCTGGGTGATGGTAACGGTACCAACTTCGCTGAAATGGCAATCGATATCCAAAAGGTATCCGTCACAGCTAAGAGCCGTGCGCTGAAAGCAGAATACACCACTGAACTGGCACAAGACCTGAAGGCTATCCACGGTCTGGAAGCTGAAACCGAACTGTCAAACATCCTGACAGCAGAAGTTCTGGCTGAAATCAACCGTGAAGTTGTTCGTACGGTCTACAACACCGCACTTCGCGGTTCCAACACTGGCGTTACAACTGCTGGCCGTTTCGACCTTGACGTTGACGCAAACGGTCGTTGGAGTG